AAGAGTCCAAAGGAGGCACCTACCTCAAGCAAGTCCAAGGAATCGCCCTGGGCGCCTGGCAAATGGAACCGGCTACCCATGACGACATTTGGAAGCGCTACCTACCAAACCAGCCGATTATATGCAGCAAGATGGTCAATCATTGCCAGATAAGGACACAGCCCTCTGCTGACATCATGATGTACCACCTCACCTATGCATGCGCCATGGCCAGGCTTTTGTACCACAGGCATCCTGAGCCTATTCCTAAAGGAGTCGAGGAACAGGCCAAGATGTGGAAGAAAGTATACAACAGTTCCAAAGGGGCAGGTGACACCGATGAATACGTTCGTAACTACACACTCTTTATTGGGCCCGTTAAGAAATCTAAGGGGAAGTAGTATGGAGGTAGCTATTGTCGTGGCGCTCGCGTTAGCGCTTCTGGCAGGTTCTGTTATCTACAGCAAGAAGAACCATAACCTAGTAGAGGAAGTGGCTTCTGAGATTATTGAGAAGGAAACGGGCGTAGACATTGATAAGCTCTTGCCACCCGACAAGTAGAGTAATCCAGCTTCCCCATCTATTCACGCCCCGTGACCACCAGAGAGAAATCATACAAGCGGTCTTGCAGGGCGGGTATAAGAATATCTTCTATCTTATCCATAGACGATATGGGAAAACACTCACGGCTGTAAACCTCATCCTTTTGTTAGCCCTAGAGAAACCTGGGTTATACCTTTATCTCTTCCCACAGACAAACCAGTGCCGTTTGGTCATATGGAAAGGGCGCGGCACAGATGGCATTCTGTTTCTAGACCGCATACCCGCAGCCCTTATCCGCAAGAAGAACAACGCCGAGATGTCTATAGAGCTTATCAATGGCTCCGTTATCAAATTCGTCGGTTCCAATAACTACGATGCCCTGGTAGGTATTAACGCCATGGTGATTATGTATGACGAGTATCCTCTGCAAGACCCTCAGGCACGCGAATACTTGTCTCCTGTATTGGTAGAATCAGGTGGGGTGGAAATCCTCTTTGGCACGCCTCGTGGACACAACCATGCCTATGATACTTATCAGATGGCACTTAAGAATCCCAACTGGTTTGTACGTAAGTTAACCGTAGACGACACGACCCGTGAAGATGGGACACCTGTAATTACACCTCAGATGCTAGATAACGAGCGTTTAAATGGTAAAGATGAGGAGATTATCCAGCAGGAATACTACTGCTCGTTCGACATAGGAAACAAGGGCGCTTACTTCACAGAGCAGTTGGCGCAGGCTGATTATGAGGGACGTATCTGTGACTTCGAGCTTAATCCTAGAGCGCCTGTAATGACCGTATGGGATATTGGGGTCAGGGATGCTACTGCGGTAGTCCTGTTCCAGGCAGATGGCTATAGCCTCAATATAATTGGCTACCTAGAGGGGAATAACCAGGGTGTTGAGTGGTATTGGGATGAGTTACATGTCTTGAAGCAGAGACTGGGCTTTAGCAGATGGGGACAGCATTTCGCCCCACATGACATCATGGTAAGGGAATGGGGTAACTCTGCTAGGAGCCGTCTGGCCTCTGCTGCGGCTATTGGGCTTCATTTCCAGCGTATCCCGCGGCTTTCAGAGCAGGATAACATTGCAGCAGGTAGGTCTCTCTTTCCGATATGCAGATTTCATGCCACCAATACCAAAAGACTTCTGCTGTGCCTAAGAGAAGCCATGCGTCAGTACGATGAGTTGAATAAGATATTTAAGGATAAGCCCGTCGAAAATTGGGCAGTCCACGGCCTAGATTCTTTCTGCTACACCGGTGTTGTGTGGCGACACCAGTTCGCGCATCCAGACATGAACCGCCCCGTTAGGTTTGACTCAAATTTCTAGATTTTATGGCAAGACTTGACGCTACCGTCGTCATTAATAAAGCAGAAGTTAGTGTCAGATTGGGAGGGTCCGCTGTCAGAACCGCCACCCACTGAGCCAACAGCTGAATTACCGCTGCTTCCGCCGCCGTGTGGGCATAACTCACTGTTCGTTATCTCTTTAAGGGATGAACCATTTAAAGGGTCTAATCCTTTATTAACCATCGCTTCGTACTCAAACCATGTGATAGGAGACAGTCCGGCCTTTTGGCGTTTCTCGTCCGCTTGTCTGAAGTTAGCAAACTTTTGTTCTTTTGAGTAGACGATAGGTGCAGGCTTAGGCTCATCAAGCGTCAGTATATCTTCAACATATTCTGCTACATCTGCTTTATATTTTGCGTCTTGTTCGTCCATACACGCTTGAGCCTCTTTGGTATCAGTCCAGAGTTGCCCCGTAATCTTGGCCAGCAGTGACCAGCCACCATTGATAAATTGCTCCATCGTTGTAGGTTCGGCCTTGGCGTTTTCATTCATCAGTTCAGCTAATTCTACCCCATCCTCGACGGCTTTGAGCATGTTATTTGGGTCAGGCATACATTGTTTGCGGTCTGGCTTCTGTAGACTTTTAGGCCATGGCTTGGGCTTGTATTCCTCGGCGTTCCTTATGCGTGCAGGAACATAGGTTTCATAGCTAAATAAATTGACAGGGTTATCATAGTCATTCTGTACGTCTCTTTCGATGTTGTCGCGCATTGCGCCTACCCAATTAAGCATTTTCTACTCCTTTTTCTTGTGCGATTATTTCTAAACCTTGCTTGTACCCATATCCTTCATTTAGACATCCCATAATCTTCCAGGGCTGAAAAAGGGCTAAGGCTACCCCATTAAGGGCTAAAGCAAAATAAAGTATATTGTTATTGTTAAAGAGATAATAATTTAGTGCGGTTGCTACTGCTGATAAAAAGATGTTAGTGGCATATATCCGCGCTATTTGTCTATTAAAGGACTTGAGTCGCTGTTTATTCATGGTATACTCCTGTTACAAGTCACAAGTATATACGAATGGTTTGAGAAATAAAACGTTGAGGTACACATGAAATACATATTGGACGATAAAGATAATGTTATCCCTTGTGAGGATGTTATTAAGTGGGGAAAATGGTTCGAGGATAACCGATCAAGACGCATCCTATGCCGCACCTACCTAACCCCAGAGGTTTATGTCTCTACCGTCTTCCTGGCGATGGATCATGGATCATTGCATCCCGATGACAAGCCTATCCTTTGGGAAACCGCTGTTATGGGATTAAAGGGTGCAGAAGAGTTTGAAGGCTATGGACGATACGAGACCAGAGAAGAGGCCATAAAAGGTCATTGGGAAACCATCGAGGAAGTGCGAAAGTATCTGGAAGAAGAGTGTCATCAAGAGAATCTTGATATGTCTGAGAGACTATGGTGTGAGTTACGGGCACTAACCACTCCCGTAGGCATGATGCTTACCGACAACGGCATACGAGGCCAATGGATCAAAGTGTCATACAAAGTGCTTTCTCATCCAGACAATCAGCATTGTAGCTTCAGAGAGATGGAGTTCAGGCGCTGTGAAAAGCATGAGGAACCCAAAGAATGACAGACAGTGAATTGAATCGTTTGCATGAATTTATCAAGAAGAAAGCCAGACAATGGGCCTTCGAGAAAGACCAGGCACAAGTGGAAGCGCTTGTAGAGTTCCTGCTTACTGGTACGACAACGATGCTTGGTCATGATATAGATACGATCTTTGGGCATAAGCGCAATGAGATATTGGTGAATCTATGACAGTCAGTGAACTTATCGAAGAGCTGCGGAAGTATGATGGGGATATGCCGGTAGTCATTAGAGATTGTGATGGTGATGGAAGCGAGGTTGCCATCTATGGCGAAAAGGAAATGTATCGCGGTCAATGTTATTACTACGACCCTTCCACTCTTGGCAATTCGTCATATCCAAAGGTTAAAGTGTTGGAAATTGGTAACTGTATCTAATAACAAACATTATCGGATATAGATATTTAGGTAAATGAATTATGCCACTAACGCAAAAAGATATTAACAAGGCCATTGATGATGCGACCATTAACGGGTCATACGCCGTCTTGGTGGTAAGTGATTTGTTCGATTACACCGTGTATATGGTGGAAGTGAAGAGCGAGTCGGATTATCAAAAAAGCATTGATAAATACGATGATTATTCCAGCATGTCAAAAGTGCAAGAGATACATAAGATAGAACAACCCAACCCACAGGATGCGTCATGACAAAACGACAACGAATGATTCGAGATTATGCCTTATGGTTCTGGCGTGACGAACAATACCATAGGCATAGATATAGATACCCAGGCTCAAAATGGGATTTAGTATGGCAAGAAATAAAGAAAGAACAAACCGCCCCGCAGGAGTCAGCATGAAGTATATCTGCGCCGTATGCAATCAAGAATGTGAGAGCGATGAATCAGAGTGGACGGAAGATGACGCCATCAAAGAACGTGATGAACTATGGGGAGACGATTCGCCATTTGCCATCCTCTGTGACCCCTGCTTCAAGGAGCATGTCACACCAGAGAGAATACAGATATATCGCGAAGAAAGAGAACAATCTAACCCACAGGAATCGGCATGACTGACGCAATCCTTACAATAGCCTTGATGGTGTCTCTATTGGGCGTATACCTGTTTTGCTTGCATTACCTCTGTTGGGTATGGCTCTATCGCTATATCACGCCACAGGGCGACTGGGTTGAGTTGAGTGGGCACAAGCGTATGCCTTGGCATGATGTATTTAGTAATTTTTATGGGAGAGGGTAATGTGGGAAGGTTTAATGCCTAACGGAAAGTGTGAGCACGAGCACACAGACGTAATTGAAATGTATGGCAACAGGTTTCCGTTTTGCATGCAATGCGGTGAAGTAACTGGTCCAGCTTTGGAGGACAAAGAAGATAAAGAACACCACAGTTGAGATATGGGGAAGTCAGAAGATACGCAACCTAATGCGCCATCTATTCTATATGGCTAAGCCTTGCTTTTGTTATTCAGGCCCAGGTTGTCAAATAAGTTCTCAGTCAGTGGGTTATAACTCAACAGGTTCATTCCTTGGACGAATCTATCCGCCCGACGCTTCACATTACGCCCCGCCTGGTTCAAGCTGTATAGGCGATTGTATGACTCCATTTGGTGCTTGCGGAACGAGAGAGACAACTGCCTAGCGCGTTCATCGGCGTTGTAGGTGCGAACATTTCTTTCAGCTAAGGCTAGATTAGACCCTTGTCCGGACTGTATCCCTCTGGCTGCATTTAAAGCTCGTGAGGATGCCATTACCTCTCGTAGACGCTCTGTATTGGCTTCAGCCTGTTCAGTACTGGCCAGGGCTTCTTGCGACATCTGCAACTCACGTTCTTGACGGTCTAGGTTCTCACCCATTCGTCGGTAGCGCTCTTCTTGCTTGCGTCCATAAACAGAGGCTGCGTATCCTGCGGCTTGAGCTGCTAACAGCATGAAAGCAAATGACATTAGACCTCTCCTTTATTTTTCCGATACCATTTCGCACATTTAACACTGCTGTTACATTTCTGGCTACAATAAAAATGAGATCTTGTTGGGTGTTTCATAAATCCCTTTCCACACTTTTTACATATTCCTGGCACATACTTGTCTTTAGTTTCGGGAGTAAATGGCCTTCGGTTATTGGCTTGCTCTTTCCTAGTAGCCCATCGACAATTATTTGGTTCATAGTTTCCATTATTGTCTATTCTATCAAGCGTGTACAATCTTGATGGCTCAGGTCTATGACCCATGTCTTTAAAGAATTGTTCAAATGAATCGATCCAGGGCTGGTGTATGGTTATGCCTCTTCCGCCGTACCGATCGTATGCTTGATCATTTTTGCATAGACACCTTGATTTCATGGATGTCCAGCTATGGTATACAGGGGCTTTACTTAGGCCATGTTTAAGATTTGTTATGGTCATTAACCTAGTATATCATACCTCAAACTTCGATGATATAGCTGAGGGCCAGGATGGTCATAGGGAGTGGGGCAGACTGCACTATTTGTATATCGTTAGGAGTCGCACCATCCCAGCCTTCCATTAAAGTATACTCGAATACCCCTGTCTGTCCTACCACAGGCTCTCCTAAGACCACTTGCTGCATTGTCTGTACTGGAACACCGAAGCTCTGAACTGTTGCCCCAACCGTGTTGTAATAATTTATATACAGATTTCTTATGTGGCGGGGCTTGTATAACATCCCTGGCACCAGGGGAAGTGCAGGTGGTAAGGGTACAAGCGTAGTGTCAAACTCCAGTCCTACCTTAATAACACTTGCTGCTTGAGGCAAAGTAATGGTTCCGTTAAACACGGTTTGATTCGGTATCCAGAAGCTGTCTGCCAGAATCTGCACGGACTGCCCATTTAGATGATCGAGTCCTGTCACTGTAGTGGAAGGAGAAGACAACGTAACCGTAGTCGAGCTATCTGTTTTGACGTTAAAGTCTACTGCTTCAATAGCGAGTTTATTCGTCTGGAACCAAGGCACCACATTAGAGTTACTACCAGCGCTGGAGATGGTTAATCGATTGGTGTCTGCGTTGGCGTCTGTGGCATTGGTGTAGACATGGAAAGTATTCGCATTAATCGCTCTGGCAAACCAATATTGGGTCGTGTCAATTTGTGCCGTGGTAGTGGGCAACGTTCCTGTAGTCGTGAAGGTAATCAGGGTTGAGACGCCGACTGTCATGCCGTGGCTTGCAGCTGTCAGGGAATTGGTAGAACCTCCTGTAAAGGCCGTGATGGCTACAGGGCTTTGGGCTATAGGCACAGAACGTTCCACGAGGAACCATGTCTTGTTGAGAGCCGACACTACGCGCGTGAATTGGGAAGCAACGGGAGTGGCTCCCGAAGACTGGTCAGTCACAGGATAGGTATAGGTATTAGAAAGTGTAAAAGCTGAAATGTTCTCTTCATGGAGCGTCTGCAATACACAAAGGGTACCATCAGAATTAACAAACAGCACAAAGAACCCATCAATAAAGTTCGGCTCCTGGAACGCAGACATATCCACGGGGTTTACGATTAGATTGCTGGACTTCACCGAAGCGGAATTGGTCACATAAGAGCTTTGGGTAAACTCCCATATCATCGTAATAATGTTGTTACCCGAGTTGTCCACGAAGAATATCTGGTTATCGATAAATACGGGCTGCAAAGAACCTACTCCAAACTTGTTCTGGATAGTTAAGACGTAGTTAGAGGGCGTCAAGACCGCTTCTGATTGCACGGGCGTTGAGTAGTTCGCGTCATTCGTATGCACCAAAAGAGAGCGTGCAGCGGTGGCCGACTGTATATAACTCATACCCGCATCCGCTGGATACGAAGCAATCGCGTCATCTGCTAAGGTCTGGGAGTCATCGAAGTTGTAAACGTCGTTCACCACTGAGAGCCACTGCCCATTGGGTAATGAGATAGTGCCGCCTTGCCACCAACGATTTTGAATAAAGCTGCCTGAACGTGGCCACCCCCTGGCATTGCTCCAAGCAGGTTCCCCTAAAAAGGATTGGTCTCCTTGGATAGCGTTGGTGTTGGAGAAAGGCTCTATGGTAAAGCCATTCATGTGGGTCGAATCTGTAAAGACGGTTAGTCGAACAATCCCACCCGCACCTGTATAGAGACCGCCTACCATCGCCGCTGTAAAGATAGCAGCAGAGGCAGTTAAGGTAATGGTTCCACTGGTAGCAGATGGGGTAAAGGTAAAGCTGGAACTGAAATATCCACCGTTAAAGTCATAGGCTGGCAAGAATTTAAAAGGAATGTCACTTAGGGTCCAAGTATTCTGGACCGCTACGGTCGCCGATACGCCTGCGCTAGAGATAACATAAGCATTGGTATCAGCCTTGGCGTCCTCTGCTGTGGAGTAGACTTTAAACGTATTGGACGCGAAGGTTCTGATAAAGTAGTTTCTGCCCGCAAATATCTGTGGCTGTGTGGTAGGCAAAGAGGTCGCCGTAGCAAACACCACAGGCAGCACAAGGCCTGCTGCGTAACCTGTATTGGCTGTAAGCGTACTGCTCGTGAAGGCAGTGATATTGGCAGGAGAGTCGCTAGATCGCACCAGCTGCTGAGGCTTGTAGTTCCCGGTATCCAAAGTAATGCGCGTCTGTATCTGGGTGAAACGAAGCGTCGGGATATCTTCCTGGGCATATTGTGTGGAGATAGTCTTGACCAGGATATCTTCTAGGTAAATCTTAAGGCTCGCTGCTTCCCAGAGCAAAAGGTAGATAGCCTGGTTGTCGTAGATAAGAACCGATATCTCGGCATACAGGGCTAAGTTGTTGGCGACGACCGTGCAGTAGTCAACAAAGGTCATGCCCCAGCGGCAGGTAACCCCCCCTTGGGGGATAACAAGCCCATTGGTAATCTGCTTGGCAGCCTTGTAGTAGTTCTCCCAATCTGTCCGGGCTTGGACTCTAGGGTCTAACTGTCCTTGCGTAAAAGCGCATTGGTCAAAGCGTTGGCTAGCCACTGGCGAAGGTACTCACGAAGCGACGGGTTAGCACTGGCGCAGATTGCAAAGGAGTCTGCGGACGATTCTGTGCGTCTGCTGCTTGGGCAATTGCCAGCTCGATGCCTTTCTTCTTGTCTAGCTCTGAGTAGTAGTCGGGCATCTGAGCATTGGTTAAAGCCAGGAATGCCGCTAACTCGAAGACAAAATATTTAACAAAATACGAAGGAAGAAATGAAACATCAGGCAGAAACTGATACTCAATAAAAAGAGGTTGGCCCGCGTTGTTGAAGTTCGAGAAGAGGAGCGGCGGAGCGCCCGCATATAGCTCGAAGTCATATTGCTGAGGCCAGAGGTGAACCATCTTAAGATAATCGGAAGGTAGATTATAAGCATAAAACCAATACTGTCCTATGGGCGTGTTAACGTTAAGTTGTAATTCTTCAATCTTAACCGCAAAGCGCCAGAAGGATTCAGATAGGGTGGCTTCTAAAAGCATGTCAAAGCAGTTATCCGCAGCCGTGACAATATCTGACTGATTACTTAAGTTAAGAATCAGCTTCTTGCCCATTAGGTTTAAGGCTTGAGAGATTATCTGCGTACGTGTAAATGGCATCCTTGCCCCTAAAAATGGCCAGGGAGGGAATCAAGCCCTGGCCCAATGTTGCCGCTCTGGAAGTTAGGTTAAGTTCACAACACGATAGAAGATGTCGTATTTCAGGACGCTGTCCCCTGCCGTAAACTCGCCTGTAGCACACGAGATGTACACCGCTTTGTTGGCGAATGTGTTGGCGTTGAAGGCTTGAGCCACACCGATTAACAACTGAGAACCGCTGGCAGCGCCATTGATATCGGAAGCTGCAACAGTTGTCGCGAACAAGTTGGTGCCTGCACCATGGACTGTGCTGTCGTACTGGAAGCGAATAGCCCCGCCGTTGGCGAACTGTACTGAGTTATAGACCAAGGCCAAGGACGCATTCATGCCCACAATCATCTTATTAGCCCCTGGAGCAGGAATGACCTGCACTGGGGTGCCATAGATGCCAGCCAGCATTTGGGCATTAGAGATGGTGCCGTATGCACGGGATACGCCACTGACAGCCTGGATGCTAATGCTGGGGGTAGCTGGGTTAACAGCCGTCACAAAGTAGCTGACGACATTGCCGTCTGCGGAGCTGTAGACGTTGATTTGGTCACCAACCGATAAGTCATAGGCAACGCTTAACGACAGACTGGGGCAGAAATAGTTTGCCACGGCCACGACGGATTGAGCGTCTGCGGTGTAGTAGCTGTAGATTCTAGGGGCCCCTACAACCACGCTGCTCGCTAGGGTGTATAAGGGTTCGTTGGCATGGGCCGAAGCACGACCCCAGTTAGCGAGTAGAAATGACATAGCTAGTCTCCTTGTGTGTTAAATCGGGTAGGCGTAAACAAATATTCTTCCAGAAAGGATATTTCCGGTTGAGAACTGAAACTTGATTTTGGTTATGTCGTCTGTGTTGTCATAATTACTTCCCGAGGAAGCAGACCAAACGATAACTGAATTGGCGCTTTGCACATTGGAAATGAGCGTGGCCGAGATATTAGGCTCATGCTGCGCTACTAAAGTTCCAGTTCCTACTACTGCTGCAAATGCCCCGCCGTTCGTGACGGTTTGCGCCAATATAATAGCGCCTGTATTTCCTGCTGCTGAGTGGGCCTGCGTGCCTGTGTGGTCAATAGATTGCAGGCCATAGTTGACGTTAATATAGCCATTGGCCACAGACCCAATAAGCGCCTCAAAGGATACGTTATCTGTGTCGGGAATCAATCCATCGTATACAAATTCATATTTTGAATAGAGAGCGCTTAAGCCTGTTAGCTCTAAATTTGCACTGGTAGAAGCGGTTAAGGTGACTACCTTTATAGAGCCTATTTGGCTGCCTGAGGCAACGTTAATCAGGTTAGCTGAGTTATTGGTGGTCATGACTTGCTCACCTCATACCATTCGCAGTAGGCAATAACGGATAAACCAGAAGGCAGTGACGCGCCTTTGAAGTTCCAGGCGAGTACCTCTGAGGCACTTAAGAGACAGATA